ATAGTGATAGCCCGAGACAGATGCCTCCGAGCCATTTCAAGCATTGCGTTAAGTAGCGGCTCAAGTACCTGTTCCTCGAATTGACTGATCTTGTTCTGGAAAATACGACTGGCGGCGTTCTCAAGTCTCTGCACTTCGTAGGCAGTCTTTTCGCCGGGGGTTCGGAAACCCGAAGCCTCCTTGGGTGAGCCAGCCATTTCCTCCATCATGGAGATCAGGCTTTGGATTTCGATATTAGCTTGGAGGATTTGGAATGCCGGTGGCATCATCTCGACATCGCCATCGTCACCGACGTTGATGCGCTCCATCGGCCCCCACTTGAAGTCAGAGACATAGCCCTTGATCTTCAGAGGCGGGAACACATTAAGGTCGAAGGCGTCTGCCTTGAGGTTCTCAATGTGGTCGATGCGGTACTGCATACCGACGAGATTGTCGAGGGGTCCCATCGCCCAGAGGTTATCTTGGCGCTTACGCCAGCCTGCATGGAAGATTGGGGCCGTTCCGAAGTAACTCGGGTTCGGCTGCTTGAGGATCACTTTGTGTCGATCGACGATAGTGATAACATGGTTCTCAAGAAGCTTGTCCGCTTCGGCGTCGTAGAAGTCACCGTAGAAGGTGAGCAACTCACAGTAGTCGGACTCAAGGTAAGCCCGGTAGTTCATGAAGCCATCCATTTGCAGGAATTGGTCTTCAACCTTCAGGTCGCCTTGGCCGAGATTGGCTGCGGTGTTACGGAGTCCCTTGAGGTACTCCCATAGCTCTACGTAAGAGTCTTTGTTCTCAGGGGTGCTTTGGCTGTCCAGCAGCTTCTTGACTTCACCAATGGTGACAAGGCTGCGGATGATCTTGGGAGACTGCCGGAAGTTTCCTGCAATGGGGTTAAACACGATCTCCAGAGGGGAGATACGTTTAGCCGCAGGGCCGACGTAGCCTACCTGAGTCTTGGTATCGAGCTGGACGGAGTCATCCACCCACTCAGGCATAACGAATACGTTGCCGTAGTCGATATAGTCGAGGATGAGCTTGGTGACTTCGTTCTTGAACTGGTCTTGGCCGACAACCCAAGACATGTAGTTCAGGATGGCGTCCCGCTTCTCCTTGGAGTTAGCGTCCTTGTTGTCCGCTTCCCAATACAGGTTCTTCCTCTTGGGGAAGATGCTGGCCATGTAATTTGCGAGAAGGTTGTCTCTGATCTGGCACAGCTTGGGGATCGTGGTCTTGTTCTTCCAAGGAAGCTTGGAGTTGGTTGTCTGGGAGGTATTCGTAGCGAAGATGTAGGTTCGGAGCTCTTCCCAATCCTTGATCTTCGGCTGGCGAAATGTCTGCCATTCCTGATACCTACGGGCGATAGCGCACCCGAGACTATCCGGAGACCAAATGTCCCGGAGGATTAACGTCTTACCGGCCATTAAAAGATACCGCCGAACTTGCTATGGCTCTGGAGAGGCTGTTGCGACTCTGAGCCAAATGAGGGTGATGGGGGGATCGCGACGTCGATAGCGGACGCCAAAGCATCCTTGATGTCGTCGTGGAGGGGTTTGAGGACGACTAGCTCGTCTTCTAGGATTTGACAGTTACCGCCTTGGTAGTGCCAAATCTGACGGTTGTCGTACTTAGGACGCAAGATGGCGTTGATACGCTCTGTCTTGGTGCCTTCGTTCCGGGTGGGGCGGTAGTCGTCAATGGACAGCGCCAGACCGTGGACACGGATGTAGTTCTGCTTCAGGTCTTTAACGATGACGTCCTGAGCAGCGGTTACTTCGGCTCGGAGCTTTCGGAAGTCCCACTTTCTGTGGAGACTAAGGATTTCCTTGAAGTACTCGGAGATCACTCCGGTTTTAAACCGTACTATTTCCAGGATATAGTAGGACTGATTGGAGTCCACCCCGACAACGACAATGGCGGTATAGTCGGCACGTTTGGCCAAGGAGAAGGCGAAGTCGATGGAGGCGAATACATTAAGCCTACGGCCTTGGATATACCACGAACCTCCGCTTCGAGTAAGGTGAGCTTTGTTATAATACTGGAAAGCATCTCTTGGAATGCCTCCAGTTGAGGCGTGGTTGGGGTCGTTGTAGTACTGTGCGTAGAAGGCTGCGAGGTCAAGGTAGTCTGCTCTTTTCTTTGCAAGGATTTGCTGATTGAAGCCGAACTCATGGCCAGATTTAGTGGTCTGACGCGGCCAGAGGAATTCTCCGGTGCCGTCACCACGGGACTCGACCTGACGCTCGAAGACCTCGTAGAGCTTGGTGCTCTCGACGACTTCCCCGTCTTGGCCGTAGATTTCTACGTGCTTGTCTAGGATTTTGCTGTACAGGTCCAGAGGATGATACCGGGTGCCAACCACAAGGACGCGGGCGTTAGCAGCAGCGATACTCGCCAGATAAGAGTACTGAGTGTCAACTTTGCTACGTCCTTCATCGGTGTTAGCGTTATCCGCCACGACGACGTCGTCTAGGATGATCAGGTCGGCGTGCATGCCGGTGATCGAGGTGGTGAGGCCTGCCGTGAAGACCGTGGGGTCACGGATGTACTCGGCTTTGCGCTTCGGGTGGTCCACCATGATTTCGGACTCGGTCCACTTCTCCCGCTTGCCCTCATCCGGGTGGATCAGGTCCGGCCAGTACTTTCTGACCGTTTGGGAGGCTAGGATGTCCTTGATGAACTTAAGCTGCTTGACAGCAAGGTTGCTGGCAGACGAGATGTACAGAATACGAATAGCGGGGTTCTTGATGATCTCCCAAGCGGCCCGGTAGCCTGCGAAGGCTGACTTACCGTGGTCTCGGGGCATCAGAACCAGAAGGTGGGAGTTGGCGTCTTCTCGGGTCATCCAAGACGTTAGTTCGGAGTGGACCGAACCAAGGACACGACCCGGATGGACCAGTCGGATGAAGGCTTCTAGTGAGCCCTCGGCTGCCTCACGGATAATGTCGATCTTTGATTTCACGAGAAAGCCTTTATCGTCGTCGCTTAGCTCCGATAGATGGGGATATCGACGCTGGGTTATTTGGGTTGCGGTCGTTCACGCCTTTTCGACGCCCCGGGATATTCTCTCCGTCGTCATCGAAACGCGAGCCGTCTTGCTTTTCTTTGATGTCCTGTTGCCGGCGAATATCTCGCATAGCGCCTTCAACGTCGGCGGATGGTCGGGACGAATTGTCGGACATGCTCTGATACGCGTCTTCAGCTTCTTGGTCTTGATAAGGTGTGCGTGGCATTATGGGAACTTATATCCTCTTACGACGATGTAATAGTAAAGCAGGGATGTGACACCAGCGATCAGGATGGACTTGATGAACCACTTACCGACTTCGGCGTAGCGTTCATCCATCCACTCCTTGATGGCCTCCTTCATGATTTGCTTTTGATCTTTGGGATTGATGTCACTCATAGCAATCAGTTCAGTCTGGAGATAACCGCCGTAGCAGTGGTTCCGGTGGAAAGGACTTGTTTAACGGCGAGGGGCAGGACGACCCAGCCGACGGCAACGGGTACGACAAGCGTGGTGCCGCCTACGAGGACCACAGAGACGTTTCCTGCGACTGTGCAGGCGACACCTAGGGCCAGAGTTTCAGTGAATACGGTAGCGTCGCTGGGCGTCACTGTGACTGAACTGCGGTAGCCACCATCTGGTGTAATAGCCATCAGTTGATGACTCCGGTTACGCGTTGCAGGTCGTCGTCCAGATTAGAGGACTCCTGAGCCAGACGCTGGGTTTCTTTTTTGATGTCTTCTTTGGAGGGACGGCCCCGCTTAGACTCCGTAGCGTCTTTCCACCCACCGTTCACTAGGAACTTGTTGGCCTGATGGAAATCCTTACTGGTGGGGTCAGACGCCAAAGCCCTCATATTCATGAGAGCCTTGGCCTTCGTCCTGATCTCTAGTTCTCGACGCCATCTTTCGACGTACGGCTTAAACCAGTTACATTTACAGAGAACTTCCCAATGGTCCCATCCGTCGAGGTTCTGGACGGCAAAGGTGTATTCCGTTGGGTCGTCTGCTTCCATATATAGACGATACAGGGAGGGGTAGCCCGCGTGATCGCGGTCTTTGAGGGTGTAGACAACCCCTGTCTTATCAGACAAGACAGTCTCAAAGAAGAGGCCGCGAAGTTTCCGCTGTCCGGTGTGGATGCGGAACTCCGGTTGGGTTAGTTCTTCTTCAGCCATGACCACACCGTGGACATAACTCCAGCAGTATCAGGCTTAGCCTCAGGGGCTGAAGGGGCGATCGGGGCCTCTCCGGCAGGGTCCTTCGCAGAGGCTGCCTTACCGAAGAAGATATCGTGGGCTTGTTTAAACTCAGCATCAGTGGCCGGGTAGGGCTTGCCTGCCTCATGGCCTGCCTGAGCTTTCAGGAAGGGGATGCCCATTGGACCTTGCCAGAATGCCCGGTTGAGGACAGTAGACTCTTGAATGCCGGGGACCCTTGCTTTGACGTACTTGATATAGCTGGGGACGTTGTTGCCGCCCGACCAAGTCGTGATCGCTGTCTTGAAGGTCTTGTCCTTGTAGTTCTTGGAATTGGACCAGAGGTCTAGCTGGGCACAGATGCCTTGGACGTAGGTTGGGAAGACAGCAATGTTATTGCCTTGGCCCGTACCGTCCGAGAGGTAGATCGTGGTCTTGGATCCCCAGCGGAGGGGAATAGCCGAGGTGGTGGGATGTTCCTTAGCCGGGCCGGGGCGCTTACCCGAGATACCCCACATAGCTCCGGGATTACGCGTGCGAATAGAGGCTGGTTCCATTAGGGACCCTCCTGTTGGGAGCTACGCTCCTTATGACAAAGTAAAGGGATTAGCTCTATAGGTTCCTTTAGGAACGGAGCTAGCAGCAAGAAGTGCTAAACATAAGACAAGGTAAAGGCTGAGAAGTATTAATCAATGATATCAGATACTTAGTATTTATAATCTATGATATCTAAGTTTATAGTCTTATTTGTTGGTCTGGAAGAGTAATTATACACGTTTTCAAAAACCTTGTCAAGTAAAATCGTACATAGATTACAACTATTTTTATATGTCAACGATATCAAAGACTTAGGAATACGGTATTCTGAGGGAAATCCCGTGGTTTGTCTCCAACTGGAGAGGCGGCGATCGCTATACTGTTAAGTCCTTGATATTACTGAGGATGTTCTGAGCAGTCCGAGTTCTTGGAATTTCTATGCGGAAGTTAGGAGGTGCCTTCAACCCCCTAGAAGCACCCCCGACCCCCTTGGCGGCCTCTCCCGTAAGAAAAGCCTTGGGGCCAAAGATATTTTAGATAGCTTGGTGTCATAGCTTTTGGTCATAGCTGTGGGATTTAGCTTTAGAGTGTGCCTCGATTTGTCTCCCATCGTGAGATGGTGACAGGTAGGAAACCTTAGATCGATCTCGCCGCACCGTTGGCTTGCATCGGGATGAAGGTGAAACACGCCCAGTCACTTCCTGATATCCGTAACCCATTGAATACACACGACTATATTCCCATTGTCCTAGACATGAAGGCAGGGAGAGGGGTTATCACGGAAGCGTGATC